GCCCAAGCCGCAAATGCTTGGAAACCCGTCAGACTGAAAAAAGCTAGCAATCCTGGAGCCGCCGCCGCGCCTATTGCCGTCGCTAAACCTGCAATTGCAGAAATTGCCATGCCGTTACCTCAGAACTTTGCTAAAGACCGTCTCTATCTCTTCAAAGCCTAAGCGTTCCATAATTGGGTCGAATGGCTGGTGCGTTTTGGTGTTGACGTGTAACTTTGTCACGCCTTCCGCTTGCAGAGACTCCACTGCGAATTTTACCAGCTTTAGCCCCGTCAATCCCCTGCGAGCTGACTTTCTCAAAAATACGATGTCGTTATTAGCAAAGAGGTGGTCTTTGTAGTGCAGTGATCGACTGACAAGGATTACGAAATACCCCATCAGCTTGCCTTCTTTCCTTGCCGTGTAGATGCGAAGCGCATTGATCTTATCCAGCTCTGCGTATGCCCGCCAATCAGGGTTGAGCTTTATTATCTCTTTGTTTAAGGCGATCTCTTTCCAATGCTCTTCAAGCAATGGCTCAATCTCTCGTCTGACTTTAGCCAGATTCTCAAGTGCAAAGTCCATAGCGTGTATCCTTAGTCGTGATGTGTATTGCTACCGTCTTCGTCAATATCGCCGCCTCTAGTGCCTGTGCCACCAGTCCCTGATACGCCACTGCGACCCCAGACAATTTCTTTCTCAGCCATCTCTGCGACGAACTCCAAGCCCTTGTCAGTTGGGTAGTCAATCTTTTGGTCTTCAGCCGTGTAACGCCTAATGCGTGTGCGCTCAAACTCAATTAAACGATTTTCAACGGTCACTTGTATGGTGGCAGTCTCGCCGCCATCGTTAATAACCATCGTATCCATGAAGCCACTAAAGATGACAACGGGGTCAGAGATAACACCGTTACTAGCGTCCATTGCGCCAAGCAATACTTTCAGCTCGCGGCCTTGGTAATCTTCGTCTCTGGCCTTAGCCAATAGCGGACTACTTACACCTGATAGTGTGACGGTGATGCCATTAGCTGATAGCTCTGAAGTCTCTGCGATTTCGCCAATGCTTAGTAGCGAGCCTGCGCCAACGTAATCAACGCCATCGACTGTTAGGTCGCCAATGCCACTCCAGAGATTAAGATTGCCTGTGTCGAATGCACACTGAACCAATGTGATCGGGCGAACAAGGGCGGCGATAACTGCCGACTGCATCCCCGACGTCAATGACCTGCTCATATAGCCTCAACGCAAGCAAAAGTGAAACCGTACAAACTAGCCTCGTTGATACTCCATCCAATTTCATTTGAGGCAAGCCGCCAAGTGCCTTTCGGCAAGGTAAAGTCGAGAGTGGTTGATGTGGTTATAGCAGTGCGGAGCGGTGGCATTATATCAAAGCTCGCCGCTTCAATATCAGTAATGATGTACAGCGCACCACCTATTTCAAAGTAGTCACCAGCAACCGCACCTGTCGTTGTACCTGTCACAGTCGTAGCGCCCTTTGTCCCTGCCGTAATCGTCCCTGTGGCCGTTGTGTTGTGTAAAGGGTTGCCAAGGGTAAAGGTGCTGGCTTGACCACGTAGAGAGGCAAAGAACGCCTCTACCTGCTTTGCTTCTGCTCGCTTCAGTGGTGGCAGTTGAACCTCTGCTTCCCATCTCACACCCTGATGCTGATAAACCTGCTGGTCATAGGTAAACGGCGACTGACTGATCGACGTTGCCGACCTCAGCCGCATCGTCATTGCAGTAAAGCCTACACTTGGGAACGCCGCCATTATGCACCTACCATTGCTTTGCTGAAGCCACCGCCTCTCATTCTAGCATCTGCGACAGCAGACTTCGCCGCGTTACTGATCTGAGGCAGTAGGTTTGCTATCTCTGCACGTACGGTTTGCTGTACGCCTGTGGTCACGTTGATGTTCTGAACTACTGTTACGCCGCCACCACCTAATTTATTATTAGGAACAATCGAGCCGTTGCCCGAGGGAATCATTAGCTCTGGCCCTTTCTCTCCGACGACGTAAGGCTGACCACCAGTGACAGGGCCGCCACGCGCTCTGAAGTTGCTGGCTTCAATACCAAGGAAATCAGCGTCTGCACGCGCGTTGCTTATTGCTCCAGTGATCGCACCGAATGCCGCATCGACAATATACTTTTGAACCAACATCTTGATAAGACTATCGACAACGCTTTTTGCCATGTTACGAATAGCATCGCTGAATTTTTTAGCGCCTGTGATAGCTGAAGTAAATGAGTCACCTAGTCCTGTAATTGCCTGATCGCCCAGCTTCTCAAGTGACGGCGTAAGGTCGCCAGCCATCTCTCGAGTGTTTTGCAGGTTAGCCATGAAGGTTTCAAACGCGCTTGGCAGTTTCTCGTTTACGTTATCGCCTAAATTGCCAATGTCGTTTGTGGTAGTTCCAATCGCATCTTTGACTTTGAGAAGGCTTGCAATAATTGCCGAGAAATCAAAGTCAGTGAATCCTGTAAAAGTTCGGTCTGATTCCTCGCCTAACTCTTTAATTGCGGCGATTTGTGCATTTATGCTATCCCTCAGCCGCTCTTGATCTGCAACGATTGCTTCGTTAGTGTTGCTAAATGCCCCTGCGGTTTTGGCATAACCAGCAAGTCGCTCTTCTACTGCGGCCAAATCCTCTTCTAAGCCTTGCAGGCTTTTTGTTTCAATAGAAGAAAACGCGTCGTTTATTTGCCTTCTAAAATTAATAACAAAATTGCCCATGCTTACAAAAGCATTTAAAACTTCTTGTATGCCTTTGATTGCATCGGCCAGACCTTGTACAAAGTTGCCTGCTAATTCTTCACCAAACTCCTTGACGCTACCGTTAGCGTCAGCAATGCCAGCTTGTACTTTTGTTGTAAGCAGGTCAGACAATGCGGCAAGTGCTGGAGCTAAACCCGCGACGGTTTGTTTAACTATTCCATTAAACAAAGATTGCATACGGAACAAAGAGTCGTTGGCATCCTCAACACCCTTCGCGGCGCTAGATGACATTACTACGCCTAGTGACCTAGCTTCACCCAATAACTCAGTAAGGCCATCACGACCTAATGCAAGAGTGTTTACGAGCGCGGCACCTTCAGAGTCAAATAACTTAAAGGCTATTTTTAGCGGGTTTACGCCTCTTGTTTTCGCATCTTCAAACGCGTCTGCTAAGGTGAGCATTTGCTGATCTAAAGGCATTCGGCTGAGTTTTCGGGCATCAACGCGAAGCTCGCGCAATGCGCCTTTTGCCTCACCTGTTCCGACTGCGGCTTCTGCCGTTCTACGAGTAAACCGCTGAAGCGCCATGTTCATCGTGTTGACTTCGACGCCTGTAAGTTGCCCTGCGTACTGCAAGGCACTAAGCGATTCGGTTGTCGTGCCTATCTTACTAGCCGTTTTCGCTAGGGCGTCCGTTGCCTTCAGTGAGTTAGCAATCAACAAGCCCATACCGCCTGCGCCGACTGCGGCAACTAAGGCGGTTTTAAAGTTAAAGAAGATTTTAGATAGGCCAGCGAACGCGCGCTTGATTCCGCGCAAGGCTTTCTGCGTCTTGTCGAACGCCTTAATTACAATGCTTACGGATTCAGTCGCCATCTTTAGACTCGCTTGTTATCTTGAAGTAAGCAAGCCACTCTTGAAACTCATTGACTGATATCTGCTCGACTTCTTCGATAGTCTTATGTAACCGATCAGCCAAGGCGATGAGATTCATCCGAGACTGATCGGCCTTCAGTTTTTTTCGACGTCCTCAAATGAGTCGATAGTGCTAAACATCTCGTTAGCAATACCAGACACCACCGTCGTTTCTTCACCCATCAAGTCGATCTTGTCTTCACCAGAAGTAAACAGCTTTTCGCCATCCTTGCCCTCTGCCTTCATCACAATCAAATCGACCATTGCCGCAATGCTAGGGTTCTGCATTACCTGTGGATGTCGCTTCTGTAGCTCATTAAGGTCATAGCAGGTCAGTGGGCGACAATACAGGACAAACGCCCCGTTATCATCAGCCCACTCTGCGACCTCGATCTTACGGCGTGACTGCTTTCGTCGCGCTCGTAACTCTTTAGCCAGACCCATTAGTTAGACGCTTCTGTGACTGCGCCTGATACTTGCACAGAGAATGACGCCTCGACCAATCCATCATATGATGCAGAGATAGTCTTTGCGGTCACAATGCCAGCACCAGCGTAATACTTCTCGCCTGTGCCTGTTCCTGTTGGGTGAATTTCCCAATCAATAGCGGCACCAGAATCAAGCACTAAGTGCTGTGCGTCTGCGTCATCCCAAAGCGCGTCGATAGTGAGCGTCGCATCCTTGAGGCTGGCAAGGTATGACTTAACAGAGTCACCCATCACCGTATCTTCAATAGTGTCAGCCGTCTCGTCAATGCTGTATGAACGAACCTCACCAACAACCGCCTCTGTGCCACCACTAGCGGCGACCTTAACTGATCCTGTTGAACCTTTATGTGTAGCCATTTTGTTTCTCCCTTACGCGTCACCGCGTGTGTATGTGTAAAGAATTTGAACGGTGACAATGACGCCGCCAATGGGGTCTATTGTACCATCATCCACCTCAACGCTAATAACTTGCGTATCAATAGCGTAACCGCCACGCGTTCTATCCTCGTCGAGCTTTTCGTCGATAGCCTCTACAATCTGATTGCGGGCTGTGTCGATGTTCGTGTGCTTAACAAAGCAAATCAATTCGTAGTCAATGGTCGCCTGTCTACTTGATAGACTGCCACCGATGCTCGCATCTTCGCGTGATTCGTTAGCCGTCCTAACTAAAATCGCGGGGTACTGAGCATTTGATAGCTTGTCAAAGTCAAACGGCTCGCGCGTTACCTTCTTAACGGTAGGGCTAGAGATCGCTGTAAGTGCTGTGACAATGTTTGATGCGATGTTTTCTCTGACGCTCATATCTTCAGCCCCTTGAAGTACACATCACGGATAGCGCGGGTGTCACTTTTGTTTAGCCCGAAGAACTCACGGCGCTTGTTGTTTATTGCCGCCTTGTTGGACTCCGTCCTGCTGTCAAAGTAAATCAGGCCGTCTTCACCGCGTAGCCCGTACTGTAATGACTTGCGCATTGCCCCTGTAAATATTAAGCGAACTTTACTGTCAGGGAATACAGGCTTGCTTTCGCCTGCCCTCGGCTGTCGCCTTCTAAAAGCGTCATAAACCTTGTTGTATGGCTTGAACGGCTGATTGTTTACGTCAAGACTTTTGCTTGTGCGCTTGTTGATTCTGTTAACGCCTTCTGCCGCCGCTCTACGCATCGCTCGCTTGTGGTTCTTTGTAAACGTGCGGCCTAGCTTATCAACCATCTTGCGAAGGTCACGAGGCTTCGTGTCGATGTTAATTTCGATCATCGGTTTAACCGATTGATTGCGACGATTTCTTTCTCTTTATCCGTAACCTGACCGTCATTGTCAGCGTCGTACTCAATACCGTCTTGAAATACTGCGTCAATCTCTTCGCCGTATCGCGCTTTATAGAAGTCGATCATCGCTAAAAAGCGGTCGTCATCAACCCAATTTGTAAGCTGTGGCAATGCGTACTTCCACAACACTAGATAAGAGGCTGAACGAGTCCACTGCGAATCAGTCAAATAAGATGGGTCCATCTCACCAGCGATACCTTTACGGTGCCACCACTGGTTCCGAATCTCGCGCTCTATGTCTGCCTGCGCTCGTGGGTGTTCGTCAGAAAAGCTAGTGATGCCAAAGTCTAAAATGTCTGGCACTAACTCTACAAGATTGCTGTC